TAATAGTGCATACACATCACGTTTCATTGCCACACCTTTACCGGTAAATACATTCCAGCTGCTGCCGAACTGTGCAGACACTCCATTGATGCTGTACGAAGATAACACGCTGTTTATCTCATCCGCATTTTCATACTCAAAATCCGCCTGCATACACACGACTTCCCTGATGATCTCCCGCTGATAATCTGTAAGATTAGAAAAACCCCGACCTACAATGCGGTTGTAAGTCAGGGAATCAACGTGTCTGGATGCCTGCTTCAGGGCTTTCTCCAGCTCATCTTCAGGGATGGTACTGCCTTCATACTGGTCCACGTAATAATCTTCGGATGCGTATGGTTTGTAAGTCATATTCTCACCTCTTGTCAGGCACCAACTTCTGTAGTATCCACATCTACATAGATGCTGTCAATCTTGCCATCACGACCATTCGGAAATACAAATACATCAGAGAAAGATCTGTTCTGATACAGATAACCATCACCTTTTGTATGTGCTCCCGGTTCAAAGTAATAGATGCTGTTGATCTTCGGAACTGTCTTGCAGGTCTGTCCGCACGCTACCAGCACATTAATTTTGTGTGCGCCTGTCACCGCTTCAACACTATGTTCCTGATCTGCAGCAACTTTTTTCAGTGGTGCAAAACCGCCGCCTTCCGGTTCCCAGTCAAATGCATCATAAAAACGTTCATCATCGATTACTTCCATGATCGGAACTCCGTCAATGTCTGTTACTCTGGTTTCGATTCCCATACCGCCCTCTGCGATCTGAGTTATCTCAATCTTACGTGTAAACTCTGTGGACTGCTCCAGGGCATCCATGATCTCACTGCAAACATACATAATCAAGGAACCGTTTGCTTTGTATCTTCTAAGTTTTCCTTTTGCAAGGATATCTTTTAACATACTAAAAACTTTTGCTTTAGTATACGCGGATGTAGCTGTGGATCCATGGTAGCCTTCTTCTTTCTGTGCTGCCTGAGCTACCTTCGAGAAGAATAATGCATCTGTTTCCGGTACAACCCACGTCTGTTCGAATACACGTGAAATATTCTGGATAGATGCTGTTGCATTTGTTTCATCAACATCTGCTTTGTCTACCATAAATTCAACATCGCGGTCATGTTCCAGTGTGAATGGTACATCTTTCTGATCATAAGTTCCGGTATTCCATCCACCTTTACGGTTATGATTTTTGTAACCGGATGTGCTCATCTGAGTGAAATGGAATGTTTTCGCATCCAGCCATCTTACATTGCTGGTCACAAACGGAGATGTCAGGGTTCCCTGCATCAGGATCTCAAGGAGTTCCGGGCTCCACTGTTCTGCATAATTTAATGCCATATCTTATACCTTCTTTCTTTTTTTCTGAGGTGTCCGAATCGGACACATTTAATTCCAACGATTCCAGCGTTTTGTCGGTACTGTCGGCTGATTTGTTGTTGTCTGCTGCGGATGCTGTGCCGGATTGCCACCTGTTCCAATCTGTGTAAAACCAGTCTTTCCATCCGCCTGTGGTTTCAGTGCCGGAATGTCTTCCAGTACTTTGTTTACCGCTGTCTTCAATGTTTCTTCATTGATTTTCCCATCCTGTCCAATTACCTGACTGAAATCGGCCATTTTAAGGACATATGGGATTGTTTTTGCATCGATGCCCAGTGAAACAGCCATCATTGTAGCTGCGCTTTCTACATGTGCCGCCTGAGCTGCTTTCTGTGCTGTCGCAAGCTGTGCCTGTGTCTCTGTGATCTGATTCTGCATGCCAGTCACATCTGGCTGATTTGCTGCTTTCTGCTCTTTAAATGCAGATATCGCCTGTTCAACTTCCTGCTGTGAGAGTCCCTGCTGCTTAAAATACGCTTTTAAGGCAGTATCTTCTTTTGCCGCAAGAGTTCCGTCCAGCATCTGCTGAATCTTTCCATAGTCAATTGCCGGTGGTGTCTGCTGCTGGTTGTTCTGTGCCCCATTCTGAGGTTCGCCCTGTGGATTTACATTGTTCTGTGTTCCTGTGTTATTCTCTGCCATTTCTGGACTCCTTTCCATTTTGAGAGTGTCGCTCTTGTTTCATCCATTGTCATCGGTGTCACCGGCCACGCACCTTTTCAAGTCATATCGTGTTTGGACATAAAAATAAGACGCTTAACCCTGCGCCTCAATGGGAGATTCCGGATCACCGCCTTTCGAATCGATAATCTCTGCTACTTTCATGTGTGCCAGATACTCAGCTCTCTCTTTTGATACCGTCATTGTTTCACCGACAGTTCTGAGTTTCAGGTCATTCTGCATATCCTTGAAATCGTGGATTACTCTTATCCTCACCATTCTCACCTCCCTCCATTGCGCCGGCGCAAAATTAGTCATCGTGGGTTGCTTTAAATCCAAATTCCGGAAGGAAATTGATTTCGTAATGATATTTGTCCACGGATGCTCCGGAAATGTCTTCAACTACATACATTGTATAATCATTCAGATACACATAATCTTTCTGATATTTGTTCTCTGCAGTTTCAATGATCACTTCCAATTCATTTGCATCATTGTTTTTCAAGGCAAATGTTCCCGTCAACTCCAGAAGAATAGTGTCTGTCCTTGCATTCAGGACTGTGAGTTTTCTGGTTACATTGAAGTTATCTGCTTCTTTTGAGATGTTATAACTTACCTGATTTGCTTCTGTGCATCCAGTAGCTGTAATACAGATCAGAAGTACCAGTGCAATTACTGCTACAATTTTCTTTTTCATGCTCTTATTCCTCCGTATAGCAAGTATTTGTTAATTTCTTATACACATCTTCATATAGTTCCTGCTTATCACCATTGTACGTGTACTCTGCATAGATGCCATCGCCGCTAACTGTAGTCGACACCAGACATTTATAATTCTGCAAAGTCTTGCAAGACCACACAACAAATACATTTGACAGATCAATTGGTGGAGTCAACGGTGTATCTGCAAGACCATTCTTGTTGTACCATTCCACCATTTTTTTCTTACATACACTCTGAAAATGCGCCATTCCTGTAATAATCATGTTTTTACTCCTCCTCAATTCGGTCAATGTTATATTCTACAACACAGGTATGTTCAATCTTGCATCCGCGTGCTTCGTTCCAACCTTTCGCAAAATATGCCACGTCTGCCGTTGCCAAAAGTTTAAGAGATTCGCCCAGATACCAGAGCGGTTTTGCATCTGCTGGTGCTGACTGGAAGAAAGAATCAATAACTTCTACAGGCTCGCCTACCTGTTTCTCTGCGATCCTGATTGCTCTTTCTCTCTCGGCAAGGATTTCCTCGTCTGTCTTACCTCTCATTGGCTGGCTGATAAATAATTTTTTCATGCTTCATATCCTCTCTTTCTTAAAAATGGGTATAAAAATACCACCGGCCATTTCTGACTGGTGGTATTAGTACCATAATACTGTTTTTTCTGTGGGCGGATTCTCCATTTTTCCTAACCTCATCAATTCATTCATAACATGCGAGGATCCATAACCTCCATTTTCATGCTCTACAATTTCACCATCAGAGATCCGTACTTTCATGAACCCCCTGGGTTCTGTTCCTTCAATATAGTAATCTGCTGAAATATCATTTTGCGTTTTCTTTATGTTTTTTAAGATTACCATAATATTCTCCTGCCTCCTTTGGATAATTGTATTTGCTTGCTGCTAATCTGTGTGCTTCCAAATGTTCTATGCCGGGATTTTCTTTTTTAATCCTCATTTCAAGAAGCTCATGCTCTATCAATGTCCTATCGTGTTTCTTAATATCTTTTCCATTCATAAGACGCTGCCAACTTTGAGCGATAGCACAATCTGGGTCAAATCTCCTATAGCTTTTGGTGTCTGGATCATACAAAGACTTATCTTCAAAAAGATATGCTTTAATTTTCTTGATATCCGGCTCTTCTTTTCCAAGATTCTCCGCTATTTTCTTTGCATCTGTCGAAAAGCTCCTAATCTCATCATAATACATTTTAGCGAATTTAATGCCATCTGTACTATCCGGATCTATAATTCTTGCTCCCGAAATCATTATACCAGAATCAATGGTTTTTGCAATATTTTTCACCCCTGCTCTGCTCTTTGCATCAGTAATTACTTTTGCAACCTGTTCTGGAATTGTTTCGCCCTTCTCCATTGCGAGGAATCCTTCAGCAAAGGTCTCATATGGATTTGTTGCTGCATAACGGCTGATGCTGGATGCTACAATTTTGGCTTTCGCGGAATAATGTTTGTTTATGTCATATACCCAATCACTTCTCAGGTTTCCTCCTAGTTCTTTCATTCCATAAACAGACTTTTTCTGAATATAATCTATCTCTGCATGTCGATGAATAAAATGTCCATATTCATGAATAAAACAATCCATGGCATTTTCTCTGACCGCCATTCTCGTTTCTTTAAGTTGTATTTCCGCTTCAACTTTCTGTATTCTGGCTTTTTCTCTCTCATAGCCTTTTACAGATTTATCCGTCAAAATTCTCTCAGCCTCATCAAGTCTTTGTTTTGCTTTGTTTTTGATATCATAATGCTTATTATACTCGATCAGCGACTGCTCCGATTTCCTTACCTTTTCCAGATATTTTTCAGGATCATTAAAATTATTGGAAATATAAATAGCATCGTCAAGCCAGTTGTATGTAGCTGTCGCATCCTCCACTTTTGCTGGACTGTATATTACAGCTTTTGGCATGATGCCATATTTTTCATGCAGGTTTCTAATTGTGCTTTCCAGCTCATCCACTGTTTCCGGATTCATTTTTCTTGAAAATTTAACTTTGTCAAGAACTTTGTCTTCGACCAGTCGTTTCTCAACTCCGTTTTTGTAGGTTTCCTGTTTGCTCAAGATTTGATCTTTCAGGTCAGAAAGTGATTTTTCTATTACTTGCTTTTCTTCATTAACTTGCTTTAACCGTTCTATCTCCTCTGGAGTTCCTGTCATTTCAAAGTATACTTTCTGTGTAAGTGTTCTTTCATCCTCTTTTGCTTTTGCCAGTTGTTTTTCCAGAACATTCTGTCTGATATTCATATCTGCAATCTCGGACTTTATATCATCTTGTACAGATGCTTGCTCTTTTATGCTTTCACTCTGTTTATGCCACTCATTTTGTTTAGCACCATACTTCTTTTGATTCTCCGGATTCAGTGAGAACTCCGCAAGTCTTCCAAATCTCTTTTCCTGACGTTCAGCATATTGCTGTTTTGCTTCCTGTTTTGCTGTATCCTCAATATCAGCAATCTCTTGCTTATTGTATTTCGGATCTACTTTCGTGATGCCCGGAAAATATGTAGTATGAGAATCCTTGCAACGGGGATGATAAAGACCTGCTGCTATTGCAGAAGACATAAGCGGATATTTGCCGTCTTTACTGCTACCACCACTCCACACATCATCAATCAAAATCTTGCCAACAAATGGCAGGCATTTCGGGCAGGGGCTTCCGCGCTTGTTCATAATCACAAGATGTAATCCCCACTGCTGTCGCATTTCGCCTTCTCCCTGCAGGTAAGCTCTCTTGCTCGCTGTCCGGATTGCCATATCTGCATAGTCAGCAATTGTATGTCTTGCTCCATTGGTATACTGGATGCAATTCAAACCTGCAGAAAGAAAATCCTTTGTGGCCATGTCTACCGCTTTCTCATATGTACCAGCTCCGGTATTAGCGTATACCTGCGCGTTATATATGATCTTTCGGTACTGATCATTTGCCATGCGTAAAACTGCTGCCTCTGCTTTCTGCATGTCCGATGTGGTTGCCTGAATCAGCGCATCCAACTTTCTGTCATTGACTTTAAAAAACTCTGCAGTGCTGCCTTTTGAAATACGTTTTGCAGGAAATCCTTTCTTGATTTCTTCCAGTATCCGTTTCTCCTGATTCATACCACCTTCGCTTCTTGCAAGTCTGATCAGTACCTCGATCTGTTTGTTGATGTCCTTAAACTGCTTTCCATATTTCTTCTGGTTGTCATGCTTGTACTTTTCCAGAGATTTCAGCATCTCTGTCTGCCACATGGACCAGTGTTTTTTTTCGTCCAGCTCTTCCTGCTTATGGTTTTCGAAGTTCCGGATCATGGATGAGATCAGTTCATTCTCGATTGTTTCGAATGCGGCACCGATATCATATTCGTCATTTATCTTTGCCATTAGACCACACCTTGAATCCCTGTGCTTTGAACTGCCGTGTCAGCTCTTTTAGTTTTGTGATACTTTCACATTTATCCCGTCGGAGTTCTGCATAGTCAGCTTTCTCCACCGCGTAGATTCCCATCGGCACCTGCTCCTTTGCTACTTGGAGTAGTCCCTGGAACTCCTTGCGGCTCATTCTGTACATTCGTGGTCCTACTTTTACCCTCATCACCTTCACCGCCTTCCAGATCTGCATAAAAATCACCGGCTGTCATGTTCACCGCCGGTTCTTCCATATCCTGTATTCCCTGTTCTGCTTTTAAACGAGTGATTTCTTCCTCTTTGCAATGCTCATCGAGAGTATCACCATAAAGTTCTTCCACACATCGTTCAATACTCATGATTCCGCCCTGTTTTGCTTTTGCGATCGTTTCAACCTGACTTTCGAAAGATGGGTTTGCATATTCTCCAAATGAAACATTGACTTTCACTTCTTCTGCACTTTTTTTATGCAAAAAAATATTGTCCGCATTAATACACATCGCAACAACATCCGGCAATGTTTCCTGCAAGGCTTTTACAATTGCATTTCTGGTATACAGTGTGGTTTTCTCTTTTTCTCTCTGTGCATCTGCATTATCCAGTTTCTTTGTATCAATTCCCAGAGTAGAAGGACTGATAACTCCCTGCAGGCACAGATCAAGAGCTGTGATGTATGATGCCATATAGCTGTCATGCGGAATTACCGGCTGATCTGTAATAACCTGATTCTTCTGCCCTTCCCTCATGTCGCCGTCAGATGCAAAATACCTGTTATCAAACGGATTAGGTTTGACCAGTGCTCCAGTTGCCGGATCATGCGGGATCAAACATTCCGGAATATAGGTCTTTGCACGTCCTGCTCTTAAAGCATCCATCCACTGTGACCATGTTTCATCCAGTGAATCATAGCTGTCCAGCTTTCCATCAAAGATGCTGCCACCTCTGCCTTCGTATCTGGAGGATTCGTAAATCATCAATGGTACAGCAAACATTACAGAATCATCAAACGTTATATCTACCAGATTTTCTGTAGATTTAATTGTCTTAATATCTACCAGCTTATCTCCCAGATACAGCTCGTTAATGATGTAACCATAGCCATACCGCTCATTCAGTACATATGTCTTATCCTTTTCTTTATATGGAGTCTTAAACACAATTTCTCTAATTCGGTCTCTCTGGTAAACAAATTCTACTCTGTCACCGGGGTACCATTCCAATATCGGATACTCACTGATAGTTGTATCGACGGTAACTTTAAAAGCACCATCCCCAATAAACAGTGTTTCTTTGAGGGCACTTTCTATCTTTTTATGGAATTTATTGTCTTTTTCAATCTTTTTCCATAATTCTTCCTGCGACGGATTTTCAAATTCAAACTCATTCATGTCTGGAAGAACTACGAAAGAAAGAACTTTAACCGTCAGTCCCGGAAGCCCTGTGTGGATCTTACGTATATCCATACCAGGTGTTGACTTGCTTGTCCAGAACTTATGCCTGTCTGCGAATTCTGCATTCTGCCGATAGATCTGTTCAAGCTCGTTGCCGTCACCTCTGTACCAGATACGGTTTAAGATCGCATGTCCTTCAAAATCCATCATTTCATTAATCTGAAAGTTAAAGGGATTTGCCGGAAGAACATTCAACCAGCTCCTGACCGTCTTTTTTATATTTTCATTTAATTTTTCCATCCATTTCACCTTTTCTGTTCCTCCACCTCAAATCCGATCATATTGCGGAACGGAATCCATCCATACTGCTGCGAGTTTATCGTATGGTCATTTTTATCTTCCGGAATATCTTTGTCTTCGTTCCATGAATACTTTTCCATTTCCGTAATATGATTGGTACATACGTCCAATACCAAATAGCATCCCTGCTGGATCCAGCCTAACTGGAGCTTGATTCTGTCCAGTATTTCTACTTTCTTGTAAGATTCTACGAAATTGTATAAGCATCCACGCAAACGCTTATATTTCCGCAGTTCTGTAATTGTTGCCGCATCTGCGCAGTCAACAAATGTATCTTTTGCAAATCCCCAGTCTTTACGGCATCTTTCCAGAAATTCAACAAATTTTACTGCCGTATCTGACGGAGCAAGCGGCTGGTCCAGTTCTTTGTTGCTATATACTTTTTCAGCAAGCGTGATCAGCTTCCTGTCTTCTGTGATTCCCTGAAACATCATTGCGATTGTATCCGGGGATTTTGAAGAATAGGAAGTGTCCAGTCCACAGGTGAACTTCTTGAATTTAATCTTGCCTGCTGCCATCTGGGATCTTAACCATTTCTCAGATACAACATGTTTCTTTCTGCTGAAATTCGGGAACACCAGACCGGTTGCTTTTCCTCTCAGTCCCTCGATCTTGTTTTTCCAGATCTTTGTTCCCTTCGGGGTATTCTGTATGATTCTCTGTTTCTTTTCTTCCGGAAGACCGGCATTATCGTCAAAAGAAAAGAACCAATGAACCCAGCCGGGCTTTGGTTCTTCCTTTAGTTCATCTTTAATTTCTCTTGGAGTGCTGTCTTCCCATTCAGGAAGTGGTCTGCTGCAGTTGATATACTCTTTGTATACATCAAGACTCGGATCATCCGGATTAAGCGTTGCCATCAGATAATCACAGCGCATGGATGCCTCACGGACAAATTCTATGTTCGCAGTGTTGATCTCATCGATATACAGGCATCCATACTGACCGCCGAGGGCATCCTTCCACTTGCTCTTATTTCCATATCCAACCACAAAGATGATTTTATCCCCGCCGGATGTATGGAACAGAATGTGTGGCATCTTATATTCTCCGGATCCATTGCCTTTGTACTCGGTCAATATTCCGAAATCATCCAGAATACCAAGATCTTTATTGATGATGTTCTTTTCTGCAGCTCCGGTATCGTCTGCTGCCAGGATATGCAGTTTCTTCGGTGATTCCGCAACCTTGCACATGAATTTAAACAGACCAACGGTTGTCTTGCCCGCGGCTGTCGTGCCTTCAAGGAACTCGACCGGTGCATCGCATCTCAGGAATGCTTTGTATTTTTCTGATAGTACCAGACGTTCAGTGCTCACTATCCACCACCACGCAACTGTTCCAGGATATCTCCCAGTTTCTTTTTCTCTTCTTCCAGACCGGATACTTCCACCCTGTCTTTGAACATTCCGAGATGTCTGCCAAGGAGCTCCAATGCTTTTTCCTTGTCATTCAATTTCAGTTCAATACCAAACTTACCTTCTTTTATTCCGGCAATAGCTTTGATCTGCTGTTCTGATAACCCTGCTGTATCTTTTATGATAACGAATCCGTCTTTTACTTCTGCGAAATCAGTAGCTCTTGCAAAAGCAATAGCCGCCAATTCTTCCAAGACCCTGTCCTGTGTTATTTCTGTTCGTTTCTGGCGCTCTTCCATCCGCTTCTGGATATATGCCGCAACCTTGACATTTCTCAACATCCTGCTGCCTGCCTGAGCTGCTGTTTCATCCCTCTTCACGGCCGGATATGCTACCTTGTAAGCCCTTGTGGCATTCAGGTCTATCAGGTATTCATCTGCAAAAATCTTCTGTTTTTTTGTCACTCAGGCTCACCTTCTTTCTTTTATTCAAAATACAGTCCTGCCAGCACCATACACGACAGCCGATTGCTACCGTGACGAAAGGAGGTGCGAACACCTACATACAGTGAATCCATGCCTAAGGTATGTAAGTGCTGGTGCTGTGCACGCTGTACGAAAATTGGCATTAGAAAAGCACCCCGAAGGGTGCCTCTCTTGTTTCAATATGTCTTTTACGCTTTCTGTGTTTTTGCTAAAATAGCCTCCTGTAATACCTGTGAAAAATTAATCTTTCTTTTTTCGGCAAAAGTATTTAACCATGCCGGAATAGTTACATTTTTTCTCACTGCTTTTTCACCATACTGCTCTGCATATTTGTCCATATCAAGCAATACGATATTTACCTGCCCGTTTTCACGTGGTTTTACATCTGCATATGCAGATGCTTTAGGAATTTCATTACCTTCTTCCAACTCGTCAAGTACCCATCCACTTGCCGCATCAATGGCCATTTCAAAAGCCTCTTCAAGGTCATTCCCCTCCGTGACGCATCCGGGTAGATCTGGAAATTCTACAGTGTAGCCTCCTGATCCGTCTGAAAACGGATAAAAGACCGCCGGATAAATAAGTTTCATTGTTGTTCCTCCTCTTCTCATTTAGGATCATGTTAAGATATATTATTAGCGCGGCTGGATTTTATATTCCAGCCTGACGCTTAATTGATTTTACTGTATCCATATGTATATCACCGCCATGTTCGGGTACCGTTACCTTCCCCGGCTTAGTCGGATGTTTGTATTGATGGTGTGAACCCTTCTGAGCTACTTGATACCATCCATCCGCCAGTAAAATCTTTTCGAGTTCTCTGAACCGCATCTTAACAGTGCTCCTTTCTGTTGTTCTATGTTTATATCATAATACACACTATGCGCACTGTCAAGTTTTTTATACGCATTATACGCATTTTATAAAAAGGTGTCCGAATTGGACACCTGAATATTCAAAAGCGGAACTGCTGCCAGCTCCGCCCTCTTTAAGGAGATTATTATGAAAACCCACTTCACGCTTCCCTCACGTGATCGGAACAGATGGGATTGAACCACCGACACGCTGGATATAAGCCAGTTGCTCTGCACTACTGAGCTATGTTCCGGTATGCTTTTCGGACCAACCTTTAGTCAACAGGATAAGCAATAACCTTTTCCCGCGGGGAATTTGCAATCCATACGCGCCGCTTGTACCGATTGCACGGAGGTTTCATCAGCTTTATGCTGATCTTTTTATTAACGTCTGCAACATTTATTCCTACCCTCGAAGTACACAGACAATGTTGCGGCGCTACGTTATAAATTGCCTTTATGGGAAAGTACGTATGGAACGCATTGGTTATATCCAATTCGTTCAGGATATACTATAGCATCTTTGAAGCGGACATATCGGACAAAACGGACAAACTTTAATTTTTTTCAAAAAATCTTTTAAATTCTTTTCTCACGCTTTCTTCTGTTACCTTCCTTCCCATCCGATCTGCCACCTGCTGCCACGTCATATCCTCAAAGATCTTATACTTGATGATGCGCTGCATGCGGAAGGGAATGGATATCATCCACACTTCCACCTGCAGTTTCAGTTCTTCCGCTTTCTCTTTCTTCTGTTTCAGAACTTCTTTCTTTGTCCGAAGTCTCACATCGTCTGAATAAGAGTATGTTGTTCCCTGTACTTTAAAGTGCTGTGGATTATAAGGAAATTCCGGATTACTTCCAGATACCGTTTCGTTCGCTGTGATTCTCTTTTTTGATTCTAACTTACGGATTTCTTCTTCTGTGTCTTTGATCACCTCGCATGCATCTATGTATTCTTCCAGAACTCTCTTATCCATGATGTCAGCCTCCTTGTTTCTGTTTCTTTTGTCCTGCTGCCCCGTTCGGTTTATAGTCCTGACCTGCATTCTTCAAAATACGGACAGGCCAGACAGCAGCATCTGCAATGTTTCTTTCTGGATTGGAATATCCAGTATAATAGCTTTCTCAGTAAGATCATTTTGTAGTCATCTCCTTAAATGCTTTCTCCGCGTCCTCGCTTCTGCCGTAGGTGATCAGCTGCACTTTGCCGTCTTTCAGATATTCGATTGTGGTATTACTTGTCATTCTGGGGTAATGGATTTCTTCCCATTCTTCCGGAACACAGTCTGTTGTAGCGGGGCAGTTATTGTACAAGATGCACCTGCTACATGTTCCGTCTTCTGATATTTCCTGCTGTTTGCAAAATTGAATCAATGTGTTATATGCTGCAATAGCAAGCTCTGGGGTTATATCATAGTCTTTTACCATCATTCGCCTCCTGTGATCTCGTCAATGTAAGCGTTCCAGCCTTCTGCGTATCCGGCATCAAATGTCTCTACCGGATAACTTCCATTATCTTTCTCGGGTAGTGTCATAAGCGGACACGTCTGTATTAGTTCATCTAAGGTACCTGCATCAAAATTTGCATCATCATCCTGCATCATGCACTCATCTGAACCAGTAAGAAGCGGACAACGCATGCAGTCTTCTGGTGTATCTATCACTAATACTGATTTACTCATTTATCGTCCTCACAATCACAGTTATTGTAATTAATGTCTTTTGACGCTTGTACTTTAGTGATTTCTTTAGTTTTTTCCTCAATGTCCGCTTCTCAGCATGCAAAACAGCAGCTCTATCATCGATTTCTTCCGTAATCCATAATGACACGGCATCACGACTGCAAGTTTCCACTTCTTGTCTGTATTAATCGGAGTAGGTGATTCAAATTCATCTGCTGCCGTTGTATATTCCGGGACCGCGACCATCACTCCGACGTGTGTAGCTGATTCTGGAAAGTTCTCGTGTATATGTTTCCAGAACTTCCCGTTCCGCATGTCTTCCAGAAGTTCTTTATAGCACTGCATCGTAGTTACTATGTAATTCTTTTCACCAAGAAAATTCAGCCCGTTCCCACTATAGAAGTCTTCTTTACAGCTTTTAATTTCATAGCAAACGAAAATCCCCTTTTCTATTGCTGATACAGAACATTGATTTGCCGGAATGAACTGCATGTAATCTACTCTTTTGGGCTTTCCTTTTGCCGCCCATGGATCAATGCTCACTTCTTTCGCCCAGTATTTCCCCATGCCGGAGAAATACTGTCTTTCTAGAAGTTCGCATAACATCTTTGTCGTCTCTCTTCTATTCATATCTATTCTCACTTAAGGTCTGTGCATAAACGTGTCGAAATCCAGATTCTGTTCTCTGATTCTTCCCTTTTCGAGCGGGTAGATTCCGTTCATCATTGCTTTTACATCCTGTAGTTCTGCTATAAGAGCATCAATACTCTCTGTTCTGGAGAATGTCAGGATTACTTCTGCCTGAACTGGATCCCATTCATCCTCTACCGGTACTTTCTCACCTATTTCATGTGGTGGCTGTGTAATGCAGCACAAAGCTCCGATGTTGTTGCTAAGAGCTCCCGTCATTCTGATATCGCCTGTTCCGAACTCCAGTTTAGCTTTTCCTTTAATCATTTATTTCCACCTCGCTGTCTTCTGGCATTTGGAAAATGGTTTTCTCCTGAATTTCTTTTTCTAATTCGTTAACAATCATCTTTGTGTTATATGTGACCATAATTCCTCCCATTCCTGTTGACATGCCCCGAAGCATTTCATATTCTGCGTGGGCTTTCTGGAGCATATCCAGTACCTTTGCAGCTTTTTGCTTGTTACTGTATTCTCCAAGCAGATAACTGCATCCAGTGATATATGATGTTATAACTGTTTTTACAGGTCCTTCTGCAATCTCAATGCCTGCCAAAGCATTAAGATTTGTCAATACTTCTTTATTCTGGCTTCTGATCAGCATCTTTCTTCCTCCTTGTCTTCTTTGGTTCCCACAGTTCGCATTTCAGGCATCTGGCTTTGCTGGCTACCAACTGGCCGCGGATCATGGTTGCCTGTTTGCAGGTGGGTTTTGTGTATACTGCAAAGTTTCCGGTTCTTTTTGCATGTTTGCAGGTATCAAACTTTTCTTTTTCCACTTCTTCTTCCTCTCTTTCCCTTTTCGTATTTCGAACAGTTTTCTTCCGGTTGTCCCATGTTTCGGGTATGACCGGCTATTTCCAGATAATTACATTTATACGGCAAGTTCTCCCCGCGTGCCCGGTAGATACAAGTTCTGCAATCTGTGACTTTCTTCTTGCGTGGTATTCTCAGTGTTGGTGGGATATCCAGATTGTATTTCTTCTTCCATCTGGAAACCGTGGTACTGATAACACCAAATGCCTGTGCTATTTCTTTTGCGGTCATTCCCTGCTGCAGGCACCTTTTCATTTTCTCTTCGTCGTATTTCCCGGTATCGTGGTTATAAGCCGGTTTCAGGTCGTATTGCTTTAGCAGGCGGTGGATGGTTTCAAACGATGTGTCGAGCCTGACTGCCATCTCTGTCTGCGTCATGCCCTGATCTATACATTTCTGCATAATTTCTTTTGTGATCGTGTCTTTGTACATAAGCTACCTCAGTTCTATTACGCATGTGATCCAGAGTGTGCACCACACGATTGTAGCCGCGATATCTTTTCGTCTTGCAGCTCTGCACGTGGCAAGGATTGCATATATAATTGTCAACTGTAAGATAATTAGTTTTAACGCCTCCAATACTGTTATTATCATCGTATTCCGCTCCTTTCATCGTTCCGGAAGAACTGTTTCAGCATCGCATCTTTCCAGTTCTTCCTGTGGTGGTCACAGGTATCATCATCCTCTATCAGGATGCCTTTTCGGTCGCAGAGACCATCGTCGTTGTCCCTGCAGGTTTTACATGTTTTGTTTTCCATTCTCTCACTCCAATCTATTCTAAATAACTCTTTCCGAAGATCTCCCGGAACTGCTGCCGGGTATGATTCTTTTCGAATTGTCTCTGTGCTGTTCTTTTCAGATACAGATCAGCTTCACGGTATCTGTGCACTGCTTCTAGTCCTTCACGGTGGCATTCTGCGCACAGATGTACTTTCATGCCATATTCTTCCGATTTCGTCCGGCTGCCCGTGCCGAAGAAGATGTGATGATCTTCTATCCGTTGCCTGCTGCCGCAGAGATAACAGATACCAGGCTGATCTCCGGGAAGAATGCTTTTCATGTGTTTCTTTCTTTTTTTCTTTGTCCCGGATTTCGGAAATAATAATCCTTCCTGATCCATTGTGTTCCCTTTCTTTGGGAGAAGTATACAGGTACCTCCCCCGGTGTGTTGTATATGGATTTTAGATTGCACCCGTTATTTTGAGGTGTCCGATTCGGACACCTTTACTCCTCTGCTGCATCCGTCAGTTTCTTCCAGCGCTCCATCCAAACCATTTCTCAATCGGCACCATGTCAAATCTGTTTCTTTCTCATATGCCCTGTATTTGCACTCTTTACAAAGAGTAATCTTCTGGTACTTGTTCATTATTTTGTACAGTTCGCTTTCTTTAAAATTGTTGATCTCATTGTACTGATTCAGGATATTACAGAAATGTTTTCCCATCTCGCATTCTTCCGCACAGTAATCTTCCAGTTTCTCCCGATCTGTTATCTCTTTCGGTTTTTGGCATATGTGATCGCAGATGTAATTCGCCATATTCTCAACAATTTCGTCCGTTCTCGTTCTTCTCATTTCTTTTTCCCTTTCTCTGGGCACCACCGGGGAGCTGTTTTTATTGTTGGTCTGGTTTCTCGTTCATTTGTCCCAAAACATACAAAGCATTTTGCTCTGTTTCCGAAAGTCTTTGCTGGAAGTCTTTCAGAAACCGGATGTTCGCAGTAATATTCGCCCCGTCCGTACGAAGAATAAGTCCCTCCTGATCTGTGATGCATTATCAGATGCTCACATTCCGTGCATTTAATCTTCATTTCTGTACTCCTTTCAGAAACTCTACAAGTTCTGTTTCGCCGTTCGGATACTTGTTGTATTTTGAATGATACGTCCATTTCGGTATTCCGTTATTTCTTTCCGGTTCAGGTCCGCCTACAAGATGCATGTAGTACGGTTCGTTTGATACCCACGAACTGTTGTGAACCGGTTCCGGATCATATTCTTCTACGATCAGACGCGTGCCGTTTTCAAAATCATATTTGTAGTACCTCGCTCCGATATGTTCATCTGTGTACCACAGTCCCCATTCTTTATATTTTCTCAGCCATTCTTTTCGCTGATCATTATTTTTCATAACTGGCAATGGTGGCTGTATCGATGTTTCAGAACTATCTGCTGATACCATCTCGGCAATATCGCCGGCATGGTCGGACATTTTGTTATTCTCAACAATATGTTCCTCGATTTTGGTGGCTTCAGCAAAATCGTCCTGCTGCTGGTTGTCCGGTACTCCTGCTGCCGCTTGGCAGCGTTCTTCTAACCATCCGCATCGAATATTGCAATCATCCGGGCACTGAGCACAGCATTTATGCGCCGTGTCGCAATAGGCCGCAGCTCCGCAGATTCCAGATTGAGATTTTCCCGTAATACATTTTGCAGGGCCTTTTTCTTCCGGTTCGTCCACTGCTGCCATTTTGACCGGTTTCTGTTTCTTTCCGTATTTCTCGATCAATTTCTTTGAGAAGTCCGTCCAGCTCATCAGTTCTTCCTGATCAGAACCAGTATTGAAGATGATTCCCTCCTTGCTTCCCTGATAGTTCAGGTGTCCGTTTCGGACACGTACTGTTCCGTACAGGGCACTGAGCATGTATGTAGTCATATTCAGATCTGCTTTCCGGACATAGGTCTCTATGTTCTTCCGGAGGGATTCGTAGAACCGGTCAATCTGAACATCTACCGGAATGACTGCATTAACTTCTTCCGGTTTATGTGGATGCAGTGCCTGCTCTATTGTCAATTGTCCAGGAATGTCCCTTTCCTGTTCCTGCTGTGCTTTCAGGAGTTTTGCATCATTCAGAGTAAGCTGTCCGGCATTTTCTAACAGTTCACAGGCTTTCGTCTGATATTTCTCATTCAGTCCGGCAAGCTCTGCTGCTGTGGAAATATTCAGCTTGTTCTGTCTGAATGCGTCCGCGAGCCGTTCAGACAGGTTATTGCTGATGCTGTGATACCTTCCAATCTGGGTAGATGAGACTCCTATCAGGTCAGATACAATCTCTCTGGTCTTGCCCTCAAGATCTGTTTTTTCACGGAGTTCCTTGACCAGCTCTTCCATCTGCAGTGCTTCCGTCATTTTCTCCCAGTCAGTTTTCTCACGGTAGGTATTGGACTGGATGATAATGATCTTCCGGATGATCTCATCTTCTTCAGATGCTGTGTTCAGCTCGATCTTAGGCTTATACACGCACGGGATCTTCCGGAAGCGATCCATCCCCTCCTCAATCAGCTCAAGACAGCATTTTCTTCTGGAATGTCCAGCCAAAATATAATCTTTACCATTCCTTTCCTCGATCAGGAGTGGTTGCAAGATTCCCAGTACCTTAATGGACTGTTTTAGCTTCTCGGTGTCTTCAGTGCTGTAGAAGTTATCTTTTGACGGGATCAGATCCTCCGGATTACGGTATACAGTCTTCTGCTCCGGCAGGTCCATTTCCTGTGTAGATCGTTCTGAAAGCATCCCTTTGAGGTCAAATTTCGCCATCCTGTACACCTCCGATCATCTGCAAATACTCAGTTACAAGTTTCTCATAGTCTTCTGCTGCCGCCGATCGTGGACTGTGCAGTGCAACCGGTGTACGTGCAAATGTACTTCTGGCCACTACTGCAGATGCTCTGATCAGTGTCTGCATCGTCGGATACTGTTCCCGGATAACTTCTGCTCCCTGTTTATGTGCTTCGTTGAATTTCTGGAATTTCGATATGAAGCATTTTATGTTCTGCAGATCCGGATTCAGTTCTTCCTTAACTTCCTGGATCTGTTCCAGAAGTTCATTCATACCTTCCAGTGTGTTATCGTCCACCTCAACCGGGATCAGGACGTCATTGGCGGCAGTCAGTGCATTAATGACTGATATGTTGATATCCGGAGCATTGTCCACTACGCAGAAATCATACCGGTCTGCTACCTGCTGCAGCGCCTTTTTTAATCTGTTCTGCTGCGGTCTCACGCGGTCCATGGTCACTTCCATGTTTGCGGTCAAAAGTCCGAGATTCGCCGTAATAATATCTAATCCCACATAATCTGTATTGTGGATCAGACTCTGCATATCCGGATGTCGGTCTGTCATAATCCGGTCAATACCGTCCCCATCTGAGGTGCGGCGGTTTAAGCCCCTGCTGCAGTCTCCCTGCTTGTCGTTATCCACCAGAAGTACCTTATATCCCCGTGTAGTAAGGATATAAGCAATATTGATGCTTGATGTAGTCTTTGCCACACCGCCTTTTAAGTTAATAATTGCGATTGTTCTCATACATATTTCCCCTTTTTTCTTAGTTGTAAATACCGTGTCGTCTTCTTGTCACTTTATCAGCGCGGATCATCCACTCCGGTTTTCCTTCCTCTGGTTCGCTGTCATACAATATTGCACCTCCTTCATCTCTGTAGTATCTATATCTCACTCCATTACGGACAGACATTCCCAGAAACTCCATTGTTGCCGGATTCTGGTCTGGTCTCAGGCTCCAGGCCTGTTCCGATAATTCTTTTGCATTCATCTTTCTTCATCATCTCCTGTAACCACATGGAACTATTGTGTTTTCCTGATATTGCTGATACTTTGTGTGGTTCTGAAAATTTGTGGACGTTTCGGTATACCTGCTGCCATTCCTGTGCGTTTTTGATCAGATTCCCTTTTGCATCGCACCAACCATCCTCTACCATCTTTTCTAGCTTAGAAAGGTGGCTTGCTGCGTAAATATCCTGTGTATGCACGCAGACCTCGACCGGGAAGTTCATTCTGGATAACGCTTCATCTATGATCCGGAGCACAGTCTGGTGGTATGTGCCGGTATAATTGCCAAAATATTGCCTGGTCCATTCATCCCCGCTACGCAGAAACGTAGAGAGGACATATCCGCATTTTCTGTATGTTTTTCCCTGATATGCACTATCTGTTTCCAGATAAACATCTACTTTCTGCATGCTTTATTCCTTCTTCTTGATTTTTACCAGTGTATAATGCCGGTACGCATAGCCGGTTACTGGATTCTTCCCTGTCTCGATGCTTTCCGGATCCACGTAATAACCTTTTGGTGCTTTTGGCGGACGTGGTTTGCCGTCGCGATCAACAAGGCTCCTTCTTTTAATTTCTTCTGTCTCAGGATCCTTGCGGATGAGGTTTCTGGACGGGTGGTATCTCTTAAGCTCTTCTGACTCCCACTTCTCCAGGGGTTTTGTGATATAGATGGCAAGCTGTCTGTATCCACCCTCGCTGTAGAGCGTGCGGAAATTGACATGTCCGTGCCCCCACCGTTGTTCCCACAGATCTGTAATTATCAGATCTGTAGCCGTTTTTTCATTGGCTTCACGGTTGATCAGGATGTGGATGTGTCGGCCACCTCTGGATCCGATTGCAAGACGGTATATGTATTTCAGGATCCATCCCTGTTTTTTATATTTTTCTCTGATCTTTCTCACCAGTTTACCGGCATGGTCCTTCATTTCTTCCCATGTTGTTTTATAACCTTTGGGGTAAGTGAGGGTGATCCAGTAATCCCTCTCGCGGAAGTTCCACTTGATCAGCCTTCGAACATCACGTTCGCGTTTCCACTGGTTATGCTTCGCAATCTCTTCCGGAGTGGCTTTTCTTCTTTTCTGTCTGGTCTGTCCACTTGCTCCATACTTTCCGGTATGCTTTTCTTCAATTTCCACTGTGTCTCCACAGTCCCACCTCTGTCTGATATATCCGCATAGCACCTTGTATCTCATATACACCTCTGTCGTAACTCTAATACGCTTAATCGAGCCCCCAAGAGGTACTCGATACCTCTGCGGATCTCAAAAAAGGTCAAAAATATAGCAGGTGGTTTCTGCCTGCATCTTGACTTTCAGGCGCTGTATGATATACTAACTATAGTTGTTATTTCATACAGCACCATTTAATTACTGAACCTTTACAGTTGCCGCTGTGGGGTTCTTTTTCTTTGTCTTCTTATCCTCCAGCCACAGGATTATTCCGCATACAATTCCCGCGATCGTAAAAATCCCGATCACGCATCCTGTTCTGGTATCCCATTGCCATATCGGGAGATTTCCTACAATAATCCCCGTGATCAAAGAAATGTTAAGTTCTCTCACCATCGTTTCTGCCTCCTTCTATTGTGTAAGATCCTCCATAGTCTTCTTTCCGGAGTTCTGCTATCTCCGCGGCTCCTGATCTGGTGCCGTAGCAGGAGCCGATTGTTCCGTCAGAGAATCTTATGATCCATATCTTTCTCATGCTGTTTCTCCTTGTGGTTCTGCTGGTTTCTGGGTTTCAATGAATCTTTCCAGATCACTTCCCCGAATCTTTCTGGTCCCATTGCCCTTTCCCAAAATCAGGTATGGAAGCTGTCCGGTATTCATCAGCTCATAGACTGTAGATACATTGATGAGCAGAATTTGTGCTGCCTGCTTTGCCGTATATAATGGTTTGTATGGTTCTACCATATCTCTCACCTCGCTTTTTGTCATATTTTGTCGTTCTTCTTTTCTTACCACCGCGTCCTCTGGTTGTTATTATTGAGGTGTAAGTATAAGGTAAGTAAGAAAGGAGAAACGTTATGTTACGTATGGATATCTACATCAATGGTGAGCTTCTGGAAGTTCAAAAGCCTGTTGTTTCAACTCCTTATCAGCTCTGTCTTTTGTATTTGGGATTGCAGGGTAAGTAATCATCCTGCTTTCTTTTTGTCGTGCTCAGAACTCTTTACCGCTTCCAGCATCATTCCAAACACGCGATCCTGACTTTTTTTCATCCAGAAACGGTGCCATTTTGATAATGTTATCCAGTGTGTTGTCTGTGAAATTAATCTCTGGTACTTTTGTTACTGTCATGGTGTTCACTTCTTTCCTTTTTCTTCGATTTCTGTCTATTCTGGTTGTGCATATTGTGTTTTATGTTGTGCTCTCCTATACTGTATTTACAAGACACTGCCATGTCCGAGTAAAATGAAAGGAGCGATTTCTATGGAAAAAATCACACTCAATGATCTTCGTGAACATCTTGACCATTATTCCGCAGAGTTTCAAAAAATGACCAGTGATCCTTCCATTCCACCTGAATATCGGAGTCTTTTTGACACTCTTTCCAGAAATTGTCACTATATGTTCTCTGAAATTATTGATTATCTGAATCAGGCTGAATAGTATCTGATTCTTTTTCTGTGCCGCTTACCTCAAATTCAATTTTTGTTGGCATGCGGTACAGAAGTCTCTCAGCTTCATCAATCAGTTTTTTTGCTTTTTCCAGATCCTGTAACACTTCTGATTTACCCTTTACATTGATCAGCATTTTTAACTCGCCTCCTTTTGGTCTGACAGCAGGTATTCCATAATCTGCTGTTGATATATTTGAATATTTCTTCTTTAATATTGCTTGTTTCATTTCTTCGTCAGTGGTATTCTGAAATAAAAAGGAGATTTTTATGACAAAACGTCAATTAAAACTGCTCAAATTTCTTTACAAAAAACCACGTTCCACAGCATGGGTTATGAAAAAATTTAAAGTAAACGATATTCGCGAAATATGCTCTGGTATTTACGATTGCATTCGAACCACTGATGATAATGGTGATGAATGTGATGTTCTTTTTATTGCATCTAAAGGCATAATTGCCGTTGAGTCAGCTCAGTGGTTTAACCTCCAGTTTGTTTTGCTCCAGATCGTTCTCCCAATCATTATTGCAGTTATCACAACTCTGATTACAATATTCCTAACAACACTGCTATCCCCATCCCTATGAAACTTCCTATGATGCCACCAATGATGGGGATTGCGGCATCTTCAAAAAAGAACTTTATTTTGTCCAACACTTCTCTCACCCCCTTACGCTGATTCCTTCCTGTCTAAATCATTTGCAAATAAGTAGTCTAGTGTCAATTTACTTCCAGTGATAATTTCATTTGCTCATATTCCGTAATCCGCTGTTGACTTTCTTTTCTTCTGCGCCTATTCTTTTCTTGTAGCATATTGTTACTAAATATGTCGAAGGAGATTTTTATGATTAAATTCTTTTTACTGCTTTTTGCTGTTGTATATATAAGTTCTATCGTGTCATGTATCTCTAAAGTCAAACAAGTAAACAAATGTCTCAACCTTCTCGCATCATTTATAAATTCCGGAAAATATTCTGCTTATGGTCAAGTTATTAAAAATGATGATTTTGACAAAAATCTAGCTGAAGTACTTTTCCATTATCCTGTAATTCAAAGATTCTGTAATTTTTACAGTTGTTCTTTATCTTATGGGGAAAGTCCAGTCAAAAACTACAATTCCTCAATCGAACTTTATAACCAACTTCGCATGAAATATAATTATTTATTCGATGATCTTCGTAGAGCCTTCAATCCTCTGAACGCATTGAAAAAGATTGTGGTTTTTCCGAGTTTAATATTAGAATTTTTCGGCTTTCATCCAACCCTGCATGCATCCAGATTCCTAAATCTGCTCGGCTGGATACTCACTTATTTATTAGGTCTTTATCAAAATGAAATCAAAACACTTATCAGCTCTCTTCTAAAGCGCTTCTGATACACAAATACAGCAGCATATATGTCTGAGAAAATTCGAAGTTTCCTTCCAGCTTTCCGGTTGCTCTAAGTAGGGCACACAAGAGAGCTGAAAGGAAGATTGATATCGTATTTACTCTTTTATGTTTTCTCACTCCTCTACGCTCCTTTCTTCTGGTCTGATAAAAAATATTCGATTGACACATCAAAATATCTCGCCAAACGCTTCAAACTTTCTAAGCTCGGTTCTGATCTCCCAGTTTTCCAATTCGAAAAAGCAGTTTGACTTATCCCTGTCTCTTTCGATACCTGATACGATGTTTTGTTCATTTTCTCTAATAACGCGCTATATTTTTCGTACAAATTTACACCTCCTTACGAAAGTATATTTTCTTGCAATTACTTTCGAGCTGTGATATACTTTCAATCATAAAACTACCACATTTTATAAAAGAAAGCATTTCACATTCGAAAGTGTTTTTATAATTGCTTTCGTTTTCGTAAGCAAATAATACATCTTTTTTCGTTAGTAGTCAAGCGTTTTTACTAACTTTTGTGAAAGTATGCTATCTTTGTGAAAGGAGCACAATTTATGTATGAAGTATTTGAGCAACTTCTACAAAAGAACGGTGTTACTTCCTACAAAGTTGCAAAAGAAGCCGGTGTTACTCAAACAGCGTTAAGCAACTGGAAATCTGGTCGAAGTACGCCCACAACTAAAACATTGCAGAAAATAGCAGATTACTTTGGTGTAACCATTGACTATCTCATGACCGGAAAAGATGTCTCCGCTTCTCAAGACCTTACTCCTAGAGACAATCGTGACATCGCTAAGGATCTGGACAATATCATGGAAAAGCTCACTGCCGGTGAAGATGGACCTGCCAGTTACAACGGTGAGGAATTGAGTCCGGAAGCTGCTGAACTGTTCCGGGATGAGTTGGAAATTGCTTTGAAGAGGTTAAAGATTATTAACAAAGAGAAGTACACTCCTAAGAAGTACAAAAAGTAGGTGAATTACTTGAATCGTAATATCAAGAAGATTGTTTCTTACTACAAAAGAAAAACAGGAACATTAGACCCTTTTGCTATTGCTGATCAACTCGGTATCCTGTACCAGATTTGTGACCTACAATTCGAAGGATGCTATATGTTCCTGAAAAATCACCGCTACATATTCATTAATCAAAATCTTCCGGAACATGAACAACGTCTGGTCATGGCTCATGAGCTCGGTCATGCTCTCCTACACCGGAAGGAAAATTGTTATTTTATTCGTAACAAAACACTTCTGTTAAATTCCAAGAAGGAAATCGAAGCCAATAAGTTTGCAATGGAGCTGCTGTTGCCAGATTCGTTCCTTGAGGAATACAGAGACTTTACTATTGATCAGATATCCAGAATGACCGGATATCACCCGAAGCTGATTCAGCTTCGGGTTGGGAATTAATCTATTTCAGAAAGGAGTGAAACAATTTTGAACGAAGATAAATTATTTTTAACTTACAATCAACAAATGAGAAAACTTCGTAATGACAAGCATATCGAATGTAAAGGATCTGGCCACAAAAAAATTTTAATTCGTGCTGGATATTTCAATATTGTAAATGGATATAAAACGCCCTTTGTTAGTGGGCATGACTCTACTGGAAATCGCTCTTACATATCCGGTACTTCTATCAATCAGCTGCAGGCTGTAAAAAAATTCGATGATAATTTGCGTTCATTCCTGCTACGTTACATTACTCAAGTGGAAGAAGAGACTCGCACGCTTTCGGGATACAAATTTGATGAATGCAATGATAACGGTGCTGTTCCCTGGTATGATACTAATGCTTATGCTCCTCAGAAATCTTTGCAGGAAAAAATGAATGTAATTTCAAAAGCTTACAATGAATTAAGCAAAAGTCAACTTGATTATGTTAAATTCTATATGGAGAATCATAAGCAGATTCCTACATGGATCATGATTAAAGTTGTTAATTTTTCAACCTTTATAGACATATTACGTTGTAGTAAAAGGGAAGTATCTCATTCTCTATGTGAGCTCTACGGCCTAAAAGATGAAGACGGGCACAATAATGTAAAACTTTTAATAGGCTCTCTCCATTGGATGCGTAAGATCAGAAACTCTTGTGCTCATAACGAGCGTGTCTATTGTTTAACTAGAAAACAAGAGCGTCGTAGTCATTCCGGTCGTATACTGGAAAATTATTTTCGTATGTTAAGCAATGGGTACTCCAGAGATTTAGATCAACGGCTGTTTGATTTGATTGTATATTTCAAATACTATCTTCCTAAATCTGAATATAAACAATTTATCAATGAACTAAAAGGAATGTTGGAGGACTTGCAAGTCAAAATTCACCCTCACGCATTCGAATATATTCGTGGTCAAATGGGAATAAAGAACTTGGACGATTTGAATACTCTCATGGCTCTTCCCAAAAACGATATTGACTATAACAAATTTGATAAACAAAATACATCAGATGAAAATAATCTAATATAAGTGGTAAAAAACCACTTAAAACATGTAAAAAAATACCTTTTAAAATTTGCAATATTTATATCACTGTAGTAATATACTTGTACGGAGAGAACCATATTGATTATGGTTGAAAGGCACTCGTGCAAGTAATTGCTCGGGTGTCTTTTACTTTTTATGTTAATATATAAAAAAATCGCCCCAGTGTTGGCGCACCAGGACGATTCTGATCTCCGAAGAGATACCACATTTTGCAAAGATATTGTATCATCTTCGGAAACAGTGCACAACCCAAACATTTGTGTGGCTGTTATTTTTGTACCCAAAATCAAAAGGAAGGTGATATTGTGGGAGAATTACGAACAAGAAAACGTGGAAAAAGCTGGGAATACAGCTTTGAAGGCGCGCGGATTAAGGGAAAACGCAAGCCAATTTCCAAAGCAGGATTCCGAACGAAAGCAGAAGCGCTTGCTGCAGGTACTAAGGCAAAAGCCGAGTATGATCAGGCCGGTATTATATTCAAAGCATCGGAGATGTCTCTCTCTGATTATCTGGATTTCTGGCTGGATGGTAACGTAAAGACTAATATGACATACAACACATACGATGCTTATGCATCTGCTGTTAAGTTACATATTAAACCGGCATTAGGGAACTATAAGCTTTCTGCACTTTCTCCTGCTGCCATCCAGCAATGGATTGATTCGCTAAAAGCAAAAGGATTATCCGAGCAGAGCATTGCCAATTATCGTGGTGTGCTCTCTGGAGCATTGAAGTATGCAGTATATCCATGCCAGTATCTTCGCCAAAATCCCTGCTCTTACACTCGTGTCCCCAGTGTTCCGGTTACTCAGGATCAGAGAGAGCACAGGGAGTATGTGTGCAGTAGTGAGGCATGGTCAGATATCGTCGACTATTTCAACGGTACCTGCTACTATCTACCTCTTATGATCTGCTACCACACCGGTATGCGTATTGGAGAGTGTTTCGGGCTGGATCTGCAGCGTGATGTGGACTTCCGCCGACACACGATTTCTGTCAACCGTCAGCTGCAGAAAGAGGACAAACAATGGATCTATAAGAATCCGAAATATGATTCTTTCCGGAAGCTAAAAATAGGTCCCACTCTCGAAGCATTGTTGAAGTCAGAGATTACCGTTATGAAAATGAATCGGTTAAGATATGGGGAATACTACATAAGAACTTATGTTGATAATTCTTTGCATCTGCACTGTGTTCCTGCAAATCAGGACGTTCCTCCAGACTACAGAGAAGTGTGGCCTCTGACAAAAGAGAATGGCGAAATGCTGACTACCGAAAGCATTAAGTACTGTACCAGAATTATCAAACACAAACTGGGGTATACCGCTTTTCATCCTCATAGTCTACGTCACACTCACGGAACGATCCTTGCAGAAAGCGGAGCTTCCCCGAAGACCATTATGGAACGTCTCGGACACAAAAATATTAAAGTCACAATGGAACGTTATGTCTACAATACAGAGAAAATGCAGGATGAAGCTGTAGCACTTTTTGAGGCTGCCATAAAGTAA